TCGCTGCTGAAAAACTGGTGCAGTCTGAAGATTTTTATGATGAATCTAGTTACGCAGGCGGTCGTGCCACTGAGAATGACTTACTCGTAAGATAAGGCACAGTGATGTGAATGATTTATCCAGATTCTCGGAAGCGGAACTCAAAGAAACGCTCTTATTACAACAACGTTTAGATCAATTAAAAGCTCGAGAAATAGCTCAAGGTTCTTTCCTTGGTTTTATCGACACGGTTTGGGACGGCTTTATTCAAGGGGAACACCATCGCATCTTTGCTAAAAAACTGGAGGAAGTAGCTGACGGCAAACTCAAGCGTTTGATTGTCAACATGCCTCCTAGGCACACTAAAAGCGAATTCGCTTCCATTCATTTTCCGGCGTGGGTCATGGGCAAGAATCCCGACATGAAAGTCATGCAAACCACGCACACCGGCGAACTGGCTGTGCGTTTCGGTAGAAAAGTGCGTAACTTGATGGACAGCCAAGAGTATGAGAATTTATTTCCCGGCGTTAAGTTAAAAGCCGATAACAAGAGTGCGGGCAGATGGGAAACCAACCACGGCGGTGAGTATTTCGCTGCCGGTGTCGGCGGTGCGGTAACAGGACGTGGTGCGGATTTATTAATTATTGACGATCCGCATTCAGAGCAAGACGCTCTTTCTCCATCAATGCTAGAAGCCTGTTACGAGTGGTACACCTCCGGACCGCGGCAACGTTTGCAACCCGGCGGCGCCATTGTGATCGTGATGACGCGTTGGAGTACCATTGATTTGACTGCAAAAATGTTGGAACGCATGGCAGAACCGCACGCGGACCAGTGGGAAGTGATTGAATTCCCGGCGATTTTTCCCGATACCGATAAACTGCTGTGGGCAGAATACTGGAAACGCGACGAACTGGAGCGTATTAAGGCGTCGTTGCCAATCAGCAAATGGAACGCGCAGTGGTTGCAGAACCCGACGGCGGAAGAAGGCGCGATCATCAAACGCGAATGGTGGCGTAAGTGGAAGGAGAAAGAAATACCGCCGGTGGAATACATTATTCAAAGTTACGACACCGCCTTTTCCAAAAAGGAATCGGCGGATTATTCTGCCATCAGCACGTGGGGTATTTTTAGACCCAAGGAAGACGAACCCGATCAGATTATTTTGATGGATTGTCGCAAGGGCAGATGGGACTTTCCGGAATTGAAACGCATCGCCATGGAAGAATACAAATATTGGGAAGTGGACATGGTGTTAATCGAAGCCAAAGCCAGCGGCACGCCGCTTACCCACGAACTCAGGCGCATGGGTATTCCGGTGGTCAATTACACGCCCGGCAAAGGCAGGGATAAAGTAACGCGGATGCACTCGGTGGCGCCGCTGTTTGAAGCCGGCATGGTGTGGGCACCCAAAAAACAGTTTGCCGAAGAAATGATCGAGGAATGCGCAGCGTTTCCCTTTGGTGCACACGATGATTTATGTGATAGTATGACACAGGCAATCATGAGATTTCGTGAAGGTGGGTTCTTGGAATTGCATACGGATTATGAAGATGAACCCGTCATGGAACGTGTAAGGACGTATTATTAATGGCAGAAAGAAGAACAGAAAGACAAGTCCCCGATCCGGCACAGATAGCGGTGGATCAAAGTGGCTTGGAATTGGGAAGCCCCAATGAAGAACAAGTGGTATCCGCTTTTTTGGATGCCGTAGAACCCGAAAACGTGGAGATGCAGGAAGACGGCAGTGCCCTGATTGGCGAAGCCACTGCTGCTCCTATAGACAGCAGCTTCACTGCTAACTTAGTGGAATTAATTTCCGACAATGAAGCCCAGCGTATTTACAATGATTTATACGGAGCCGTGGAAAGAGACAAGAGTACGCGCGGTGAATGGGAAAAAACTTACGTGGACGGACTCAAATATCTTGGGATGCAATTTGATGACGAAAGATCAGAACCGTTTGTGGGTGCCAGTGGCGTTATTCATCCGTTGCTGGGAGAAGCCGTTACTCAGTTCCAAGCGCAAGCGTATAAAGAATTATTACCTTCCAACGGTCCGGTTAAGACTCAAGTCATAGGGGCTTACGATTCCGTCATAGAAGAACAGGCACAGCGAGTACGTGAGTACATGAATTATGAAATCTTGCACGTCATGAAAGAGTACGATCCCGACTTGGATCAATTATTATTTTACTTACCCTTATCCGGCAGTGCATTTAAGAAAGTTTATTATGATCAAACCATGGGGCGTGCGGTCGCACAATTTATTCCGGCTGAAGATTTAATCGTGCCTTATGAAGCCACTGATCTGGAAAGCTGTATCCGCGTTACCCATCGCGTCAAAATGCCACTCAATGAAATTCGCAAGTTGCAAGCCAGTGGTTTTTATTCCGCCGTTAAAGTAGAAGGCGGTGACGTCTTTGACACTTCACAAATTAAAGAAGAAATAGATAAATTACAAGGGGTTGAGCCTAACGATTACGGCAGTGGTGATGACGATATAGTCACCCTGTATGAAATCCACACCAACTTGGACATTGAAGGTTTTGAAGACATCAGCGATACCGGTGAAACCACAGGAATTAAATTACCTTACATTGTAACCCTCGATCTGAATTCCAATAATTTACTTTCCATTCGTCGTAATTGGAACAACACCGATCCCCTTAAAAACAAGATTGAATATTTTGTGCATTACAAATTCTTGCCCGGCTTAGGGTTCTATGGATTTGGCTTGACGCACATGATAGGTGGCTTATCCAAAGCTTCCACTTCGATCCTGCGTCAATTGATTGATGCAGGTACTTTGGCTAATTTACCGGCGGGCTTCAAGACTAGAGGCATCCGTATCCGCGATGAAGCGGAACCCATCCAACCCGGTGAATTCCGTGATGTAGATGCACCCGGCAGTAGCTTGCGCGATGCTTTAATGCCCTTACCATTTAAGGAACCGTCGCAAACTCTATTGTCATTGATGGGCATATTGGTAGAGAGCGGTAAACGCTTTGCTTCCATAGCCGATCTCAATGTAGGAGACGGCAATCAAGCCGCTCCGGTAGGCACTACGGTAGCACTTCTCGAGCGTGGCACTAAAGTCATGAGCGCTATCCATAAGCGTCTACATTACGCGCAAAAAATAGAATTTAATTTACTGGCAAAAATATTTGCCCAGTATTTACCGCCTGAGTATCCCTACGCCACCAGTGGCGGACAGCAAATGATCAAGCAAGCGGATTTTGATGACCGTGTGGACATCATCCCCGTTTCCAATCCGGATATTTTCTCTACCAGTCAGCGTATTATGATGGCACAGGAAATGTTGACAATGGTTAAGAGCGATCCGCAGGTACATGGAGTTGGCGGTACTTATGAAGCTTATCGTCGTATGTACGCAGCCTTGGGCGTAGATAACATAGAACAATTATTAGAACCACCCCCAGATGACACTCCTCGTCCCGTAGAAGCTTGTGCTGAAAATGCCGCATTGGTGTCTGGGCAACCAGCACAAGCATTTCCACAACAGAATCACGATGCGCACGTTGAGACGCACCGATTGTTACTGGAAGATACGGTAGCGCAAACCAACGTGGCTATTCAGGCTACGGTGCAAGCACATATCTTTGGACATTTGCAAATGAAAGCCAATAAGATGGCAGAGGAACAGATGCCACCGGAAGTACGTCAGCAATACCAACAAATACAACAGCAAGCACAGCAAGCGACTCCAGAGCAGGCAGCGCCATTACATCAACAGGCAGCGGATATTCTGGCGCAATTCTCAGCGCCTATTTGTGCGCAATTGGTTGCAGAATTTATGGCGACGTTAAATCCTGATGCGGACGAAGACCCACTCGTTAGAATACGTAAACAGGAACTGGCATTACGTGGTCAGGAATTGCAACAACGCGGACAGGAGTTCCAACAACGCGAAGAACGTGAGTGGGCAGAAATGGAGAAAGATATAGACATTGATGAGGACCGCTTGAACTTACAAGAAAAGATTGCTCTAATACGTGATGAAACGGCTCAGGATCGGTTAAAACAGACCGAGCGGTTCCATGAAGATGATATGAGGAAACAATAATGCCATGGCGATCGAAAGGACGAGAAGTGCAGAAAAAGAGCAGTGGCAAATGGAAGCATCATGCGTGGGCAAAAAGCGCAGCAAGTGCCAAGAGAATGGTTAAACTACTTTATTCAAAGGAGAAAAAATGAAAGGTAAAACTTTAAAATCAGGAAAGAAAGGACCCGCTTTTGGAGCAGGACCTACTATTGCCGAAGTGTCTGGAACCGTTGCTATTAGCAAGCAAAAGACGCCAAAAGTCACGCGCAATAAAATACCTTATGCCAATAAAGGCTTGGGTCCATTAGTGACTAAGAAATCTTTTAAAGCCAGTACAAAAGCTGACCCCGGTATGGGCAAAGGTAAAAGTCGTGGCGGAGGAGCAGCTTCTTACGGTACCAAGTTTGAAGGCATTTTTTAGTGGACCCCTTGTGGCTCGCGGATAAAGTTTATAAACTGATCCGTGAAAAGAGAGAACAGCTTGCTCAGATCATGATAGCGGGTAGTGTTAAGGACATGGAGCACTATCAAAATTTAAGAGGACAAGTAGAAGTATTGGATTATTTTGAAAGTGAATTTCAAAATATAATTGGAAAAGCAACAGAGGATGTAGATGAGTAAAGTATTAGTTCCTAATCATATTGCCGAAACGCAGGAAGCAGAAATAAAAGAACAGCAAAAAGAAGAGTCTATAGTAGACAATGCTTACGTTAAAGAAGAAGAACGTTATTTAGACCCTACATTATTAGATAAAGATTTATTAGAAAGAATGCCAACCCCAGCCGGTTGGCGTATATTGGTTTTACCCTATGCAGGGAAGGGAGTTTCATCGGGTGGTATCCATCTCGTTCAAGAGACGGTATCTCGGGAAACTTTAGCAACAGTCGTTGCTTACGTTCTGAAAAAAGGACCTCTGTGCTATAACAATAGAGAGAAACATGGTGACAGCCATTGGTGTCAAGAGAAAGATTGGGTACTTATAGGACGTTATGCAGGCGCCCGCTTCAAATTAGAAGACGGTGCTGAAGTACGACTTATCAATGACGATGAAGTCATTGCAACTATTTTAGACCCATCTGACATCTTAGCTGTTTAAGTAAAATTAAATCAAACATGGAGAAAGACCATGCTACCAGAAGAAAATCTCGAAATGGAAGAAGGCGCTCAAGAAGTAGAATTTGAACCTATAGAGCAACCTGATTCTGAACCACAACTCAAAGTTGAATCTGTCGATGAAAGCCAACCGGCTCTTGAAGAGTCTGAAGCTTCTAGCGAAAAAGATTTAGAGCAGTACAGTACCAAAGTTCAAAAACGTATTGATAAGCTAACCAAACGGTTACGTGAATCTGAACGTAAAGAACAAGCGGCTACTGATTTTGCTCAAAATGTTTATACTCAGAATCAACAGTTACGTCAACGCAGTCAAACCGTAGATCAGGGCTTTTTAGCTGAATATGAAACTCGTTTGCAATCGCAATCCGAGCAAACTAAGAAAGCTTATGAAGACGCCTTTTCGGCGGGTGATCCAGAGCGTCTAGCTGAAACTCAAAAAGTAATGGCAAAGATCGCAGTGGAAGAAGAAAGATTGCGTATGAGCAAACAAGCACAGGAACAGCAGCAACAGCAACAACAATACGCACAATCTAACAGAATGCCACAGTCTCAAAATATAGGTAGGCAAACGCCACAACCTGATCCCAGAGCCGAAGATTGGGCAGAAAAAAACGATTGGTTCGGTGAAGACGAGCCTATGACTTTAACCGCTTTTTCTATTCATCGTAATTTAGTTGAGCAAGAAGGGTTTGACCCGAGCACAAACGAGTATTATGATGAGATAGATAAAAGAATTCGGACAGAATTCCCTCACAAGTTTTCACAAGCAAGTGAAGGAAATACGGAGACCACAGACAGTTCGATAGCCCAGACTGTCGCCCCGGTTTCAAGAGCGTCCGGAGGTGGGCGTAAAAATAGACGTGTTCGTCTAACCAAGTCGGAAGTTGATATGGCAAGAAGACTAAACGTACCGTTAGAAGAATACGCGAAATTCGTGCAGAGGTGACACATGTCAGAAGAAACACGCAAAGAATCTGAATCAAGAGAAGATGAAACGCGGGAGGAAGAGACCGCGCGTAAACCTTGGGCTCCCCCCCAAATGTTGGAAACTCCAGAACCGCCAGAAGGCTATCATTATAGATGGATTAGGGCGGAATACGTGGGACAAGAAGATCGAAAGAACGTAATGTCTCGTACCCGTGAAGGCTATGAATTAGTTAAATCGGATGAGATAGGTGATTTTGAGCTTCCTTCCATGGATGATGGAAAACATGCAGGTGTGGTAGCCGTTGGAGGTTTGTTACTTGCCAAGATTCCCATTGAGACCCGCGATGAAAGGAATGCTTATTTCACAGAACGCGCCGACAGCCAAATGAAGGCAGTTGACAATGATCTCATGAGGGAATCGCATCCAAGTATGCCGATCCTTAAACCGGAACGGCAGAGTAAAGTAACCTTTGGTGGAGGCTCCAAAAAGGGCTAACACCATTAATAGGAATGTAATATGGCAAATAAAGACAGAGCATTCGGGTTAAGACCCGTACGTAAACTGTCGGGTGATTATTATGCCGGTGGACAAAATAAATTCACGATTGCTTCTAGTTACAACACTGCTATCTATCAAGGTGATATAGTAGCTGCGGTAACAGCGGGCAATGTTGAAAGAATCGCAGCGGGTGGCTCAGGCTACGTGCTCGGTGTTTTTAACGGGTGTTTTTATACTGATCCTAATACATCTAAACCTACATGGAGCAACAAATATCCTGCCAGCACTGCTGCTAGTGATATTGCTGCTTTTGTGATAACTGACCCTAATATAATATGCGAAATTCAAGCAGACGCCGCGTTCCCAAGAGCGGATTTGTTTGGTAATTTTGATATTGTGGACAGTTCCCCCGTAGGAGACGCCTACTCCGGTAGAAGCGCTTTAGAGTTAGACGTGACCACTGGTGCAACCACCGCCACACTTCCCATAAAGGCTATTGAAATTTCACAAGACCCTGAAAACTCTGATGTTGGAAGCGCTAATACTAACGTTCTCGTTACTATTAACAATTCCTTGTTTTCAGCAGGAACCACAGGGTTAGCATAAGGA